TTCAGTCTATTGACTACGTCAAGGACTTGGTGCATGACACATATCTTATCGCGGGACAGGATTACGCCGCATACCCAGTACCGGGGCAAGTGACATTCCTTAGCGATACCGCTCCGGGGGCTGTACCGAACAGCTATGAGATAGCATATACATTTCCCTCGAACTACAAAGACCAAATTAAGAAGATGCGGTTCGCCGAGCTGTATGCTGGCACTCAGGACAGCCGAATGTTCATCTACGGCGACGGCACGAACTTTGCTTACTATTCTGGGCTTGACTATGACGGGAATCCTCGTGGCGACTATTTCCCCGACCTGAACGTCGTCGACGTCGGAGACTCAAACACTCCAATCACAGGGCTTATTCGCCACTATTCCAAGATGCTGGCATTTAAGACGAACAGCTGTTTCAGCGTCGACTATGGCGTGGTGACACTGGCAGACTCTTCGCTTACCCCTGCGTTCTATTCCACTCCGCTTAACAGGCAGGTTGGTAATGAACCGCTCGGTCAAGTACAGCTTATCGGGAACGCGCCTCGGACACTCTGTCAGGGCAACCTTTACGAGTGGAGAAACGGTTCTGCATATTCCGCGAACATCTCCATGGACGAGCGACAGGCAAAAGTCATTTCCGACCGTATTTATGCCACGCTTCGCAAGATAGACTTTTCCAAGGCACATTGCTACGACGACAACTACCATCAGGAATATTACATCATCGATAAGGACGGCAACGCACTCGTCCACAACTACAAAGCCGATGCTTGGTACTACTATACAGGCGTCGACGCGAGGATGGTTCTTGAGATAAACGGTGAACTGTATATCGGCACGAAGAGCGGAAAGATTCTGCTCCTCGACGAGACTAAGTACAGTGACGACGGCGCGCCTATCATGTGCGAGTGGGCGTCGGGTGTTATGGACTTCGGTGGTTCGTACATGCGCAAGTACTCCGCTCAGATATGGGTAGCCATGAAGAGCGAAGCAAACAACAGCGCAAACGTGACCGTGCAGACCGATAGGTCTACTGAGAACGCAGAGGTCTCTGTCGATCCCGAATATGAGAACGACATCCCCAAGACGAAGCGGTGCAAAGTGAAAGTAAAGAAATTCGTCTTCTACAGGCTTCTGTTCTCCAGCAAGAGTTTCGATACGACGGCGACGATAGTTGACACTGAGATAAAGGTGCGTTACACGAGTCAGGCGAAGTGAGGTAGTTTATGGCTCTTCTTGACCAGAGAAATGACAATACCATAAAGTACCTTGTCGATGCGCTGAACAAAGATGTCCTTCGCGTCAATACGCTTGCGACCCGTTCAGGGCTGGCGGCACTCGAAGCACAGGAAGGCGTAGAAAACGCGCTTACCGTAATTGGTACGGTCTATGAAAACCTTGGTGGGCTTATTGAAGCATTGCCTGACCGCCTAAGCTCAAGATACCGTGCGGAATGGCTTGCAGATATTGAGAACGGCGACGGCGAAGTCGTTGGCACAAAATCACTGTATACCGCACAGTCCGAGCTGTCACAGACTGCGTCTGCGATTCGTACGGACTTTGAACAGGCAGATACCGACTATCAGAATTACGTTCATACCTATATCCAGTTCGATGCAAACGGCATCACTCTTGGAGAAATAGGAAGCCCGCTCAAGCTCGTTATTACGAACGAACGCATAGAGATCTGGAACATGGACTTTAGTCAGGATGAGCCTATCACATATTGGGATACGCACATCCTCCATACGCCAAAGGCATTGGAAGTGCCGACTGGCGGTAACTTTACAATAGGCCAGTTCCGCTGGGTTCCCCGGTCTGGGCAGAACGGACAGCCGGGAAATCTTTCGCTTGTGAAGGTGTAATATGGCGACTTATCTCATCCAAAACGGCGTTAATAAACGTGGTACTACTTGGGTAAACCAAAACGACCATAATACGGGAAGTTATGCCGGTACGTCCGCAACAATCGCTTGGAACCAGTCGAGCAAGCTGAAGATAACCATGTACGTCAACTACTATCTGTCCAACCTTTCGGGATGGAACAGCGCGATTGACGCTTCGGAATATGCGTATCTGTATGTAACTTGCTATACGGATTCGCTGAATGAAGGATACGGGAATGCCAGACTTCAGATAACCAAATACGGGAACGATGACGACACTGGCATTTCACAGGCTATCACGTCGACGTCTACGCAGTATAAGATAAGTCTTTCCTCGCTGTCTTCCGCATACAAGGCATCGCTTCAGACCTACCTCTATTTCCGTGATTTTCGGAATGCGGCTGTAGCCCCGATGAACCGTTCAGCCTATATCAAGGATATGTGGCTGACGAAGAATTACACCATTACCTATAACGCGAACGGAGGAAGCGGTGCGCCAGCGGCGCAGACCCTTGAGGAAGGCACACGGACTCTTTCGTCGACGACGCCGACACGAAGTGGCTACAGCTTTCTTGGCTGGTCAACATCCAGTTCGGCAACAACGGCAACATACGGCGCGGGTGCGACAATCAACCTCACTGCGAACATCACGCTGTATGCGGTATGGAAAGCGGAACTGTCAACCGTTTCGACTGGGAATGGAACGCTTGACACATCGCAGAACATTACCATAACCCAGCAAGGGACATCGTATTCGTATAAGCATACGCTTAGGTACTCGCTTACTGGCAACAACGGCACGGCGACAGGAACGATTGCGTCTAACATTACTGGAAGCAATCAGACCATCACACAGGCATGGACGCCCCCTGCAGGCATTGCGAACTATGTCACGAACGCCAAAACGTGTTCATGTACGATTTCCTGTGACACATATAGCGGGTCTACCCTGCTTGGCACAAAGTCTTGCAGTATAACCCTGACGATTCCGAATACGGCAGAATATGCTCCGTCATTCACCTCGTATACGATTCAGAGAAAAGACGGAACGTTTCCAAGCGAATTTGCGGCATGGGTACAGAACAAGACAAGACCCGAGTTCATCGGCACGGTTTCCGTGAAACACAACGCTACTGTTGTTTCGTGGAAATATACAGTAAATGGCGCGACGACGACGGTAACGTCGACGGATACCTCGAAGACGTATACAGGGGCGGCGATTTCGCAAAGCGGTAACCAAACGGTTACTATGGTTGTGACAGATAGCCGAGGTTACACAGTCAGTCATTCTGCCACTGTAAGTGTGAGTGCATACTCCGCTCCAACGATCTATAGCCTGACAATGACGCGGTGTCTTTCTGACGGAACAATTAACGCTCAGGGCGAATATCTGTATACTGACGGAACGATTCAGTGGAGCGACCTGAATGGAACGAATCCGCTTCTGTACTCCATAGATTACAAACAGACGACAACGTGGGTAACTGACGAAACTGGCGAAGTAGGGGCGAACACATTCCCCACGCACTCCAGCAGTAACATCGTAAACGAATCTCTGTCTTATGAGACGCGTGTCGTTCTGACTGACTTTTACGGGACATATGTCTTCAGCTCCACAGTATCCACCGCTCTGTCGATTATTGACATCAAAGCCAATGGACTTGGCGTAGCGTTTGGTAAGGTTCACACTGAGGCAGACAAAACAGTAGAAATCGCGCCTGACTGGGATATCGTCAAGGGTGGAGTCAAGTATCAGCCATTTGTGGTTGACCATGTTGATATCGATGACGTCGAAGTAGCCATTGGCTCGTACCAGTCCTTTACCATCTCGACAGCAAAAACAGGATATACGCCGATAGGCATAGTCCAATGGTACTTGAATAATGCCACGAACGGCGGTCAGTACAACACCTACTGTTTCACGATTCGCCTGTACCTTAACTCTTCGAATAACGTATACTGGCTTGTTCGCAACATGGCTGACTATGTGGCTAAGATAAAGGCAAGGGCGTATATCCTCTACGTTAAGGACTGAGGTGCTTATGAGCAAACAAACAATGACGTTTATCCCCGATTGAGTAAAGGAGAAACCATGGTACAGGGCGATAAGTATTCACTTGGTGTTGAAATTAAAACAAAAAACGGGACTCTCATCACCGACCAAAACATTGAGAAAGTCAGGATCAAGCTTGGAAATGTAGAGGATGGATACCCGGAGGGTACTGTTGTTTATTCGAGTGACGACGGAAAATGGAAATTGCCGCTCACTCAGGAGCAGACATTCGCAATGGATCATGTCCGTCTGCAAGTCCGAATCATTTTTGAGAACGGAGATATTTTCAATTCAGAACCGCAAGTCGTCACCGTGCGTGAAGCAATAATTAAAGAGGTGGAAAACAGTGACGAAAATAACGGCGACAGTTGATACTTCACCAAGGGTATCGTGTAGTATCGACACTGGTTATGGCGTCGTCTGTGTTTTGGATTCGCTCATTGCCGAACAGCTCGATGTCTATGAGGGTGGGTATGTCGTTACTCCGACCGAAGAGACGCAGATTCTACAGACAGCGAATTTGAAGCTTACCGATAACATAACCATCAATCCAATTCCGTCCAATTACGGACGTATCACATGGAACGGATCAGTGCTTACTGTTTCGTAATAAGTTAAAGGAGTAATCATTATGGCAAAAAACGTAATCATCAACGGCGTAACCTATTCAAACGTCCCGAGCGTTGAGATCCCTCTGTCTACCGGCAACAACCAGTTTGCTGAGTTTTACGATACTTCTGATGCCACCCTCGACAACGGCGGTAAAATGCTTTCTGGCAATACTGCCTACGCAAACGGCACAAAGTATACAGGAACCATTTCAACGAAGACGTCTACGGACCTTTCTGCGAGCGGTGCGACCGTGACAGTCCCTGCTGGTTACTATGCTTCTCAGGTAACCAAGAGCATCGATAACGGTTCTGCGACGGCGCCTGCCTCGATCACAGGCACGAGCGCATCTCTTAGCACAGGAACAAATACGCTGACTCTGTCGAAAACCATCAGCGTGACTCCTACCGTAACTGCCGGTTATGTAGCCAGCGGAACAGCTGGGAACTCGTCTGTTTCCCTGACCGCTTCTGTGACTACGAAAGCTGCGGCTACTATTACTCCGGGAACGAGCAATCAGTCTATTGCGGCGGGCACTTATCTTACTGGCGCTCAGACGATTTCTGGCGATGCCAATCTCGTTGCATCCAACATCAAATCGGGTGTAAGTATTTTCGGCGTGGCAGGTTCTCTGACCTCTGCTTCTGTTTCTCAGGACGCGGACACCAAAGTGCTGACCATCTCCTAAAGGAGGTGCGATATGGCACAGGATATTACACTCTGCGGAGCAGACTACGCCGATGTTCCATCTGTAGAGCTTCCAAAGACTGGAGGCGGTACAGCCTCGTTTGTGGATATCAGCGGAGATACCGTTACTGCGGGGGATATGCTCGATGGCGTAACGGCGCACAACGCAAGCGGGAATGCCATTACTGGAAGTATATCCTCCAAGGCTGCTGCTACATACAATACGTCGACGTCGGATAGAACGATTTCCGCAGGGCAGTATCTTAGCGGAGCGCAGACTATCAAAGCGGTAACTACTGCGAACATCACTGCGGCGAATGTTAAGTACAACGTGAACGCTCAGGTTGGCGATGCCAACAGCGCAGGGCGCATCAAGAACATTACTGGCACATTCACTGGTTCTACCACCGTATCGTCTGGACAGACAGCGGCAGCGGCGGCTCAAATCCGTAGCGGATACTCCGCTTGGGTAAACGGCGCAGAGGTCAAGGGTTCTCTTGCAAACTACACGGGGACGGTGAGCTGATGATAGATGTATCCGTCACGTATGGGGGCTCTGAGATCACTACGATTTCGCAAGTAGCATCCTGTCAGGTAAAGTATGGGACTACTTCCCTGTTCACGCTGAGTTCGGCTGGCACCAAGACGCTTACGTGCAATGGCAAAGTATTCACGTCCAACATAACCGTCGGCGCGAAAACACTTTCGTGCAACGGTAAGGTGGCAACAAGCAATATCGTTGTTACAGCGACAGCCTCTACTCAATACCTTATTAAGAACGGTGCTGTCCAGAGCGGATATACGTTTACTGCGACGACGTCGTCGTCTGGTACTATCGAAGGCGTTAATATTCCTTTCACCATGCGTGGCTTCGACTCCAACTCGGTATCGAACAACTACCGTCGCCTGAGAGAGAATGTCACCGGTTACGCTAACCGTGAAGCGGCGTATTATCTGAATGCGAACATAAGCTTTGCGGACTGGAGCAAGCTCCGCTGTACGTTCTACGCTACACACAACGCCACAGACGGTACAGGCCGATACTGCCGTCTGTATATCTACAAGAATACTGCTACCTACCTTGACAGCGGAACAAAGGGGACAAACTTCCAGTATGTACAGGCAGGTACGTCTTCCTCGACAAAAGACATTTCTCTTACAAGCACCTTGAAGAGCAACTGTAACAGGATATCAATCGCAGTAGCCACGTCTTATGCCGACGTGAGCGGTTACATCAAAGACCTGTGGCTGGAGGGATAATGAGCAAACAGACTATTTGGAACTATCTTAAGAAGAATACTTCCCTGCCCGATGTGGCAATCGCCGGCATTATGGGGAACATGGAATGCGAGAGCAACTGCGAATCCATGCGTCTACAGAACGACTTCTCCTACAACAGGCAAATGTCTCAGCATTACGCAGATATGGTGAATTCAGGAACGATGGATGCGCAGACGTTCCAGTCGGACCAGCGAGGCTGGGGACTCTGCCAGTGGACGTGGGGGCCTCGTAAAGCCAATCTCCTAAAATTCTGCCAGTCCTACGGCAAGGGCATCGAAGACGAGGAGACCCAGCTGAGGTTCATGCTGACTGAACTCCAGTCGGAATTCCTCACCACATGGAAAGCTATGCTTACGGCGACGACGACGGATTATGTATCCGACATTTTCTGTCGTAACTACGAGAACCCTGAGGTTACTCCCACTACTTATACGACACGTCGAACGGCGTCGAAAGAAATCTATAACAAGTATCATTCACCCATAGATGAACCTGTTGTAGAAACCCCCGTCGTCGACGACGACTACAAGAAGGCAAAAGCCATTGCGCTTTTGGAAGAAGCTATCAAACTGCTGACCGAATAGGAGGTACGAAATGGTTAGTGATACATGGAAAAGATTTTCTTTGTCTGGGCTGTCTACTGATGCGCTTCCTCACGACTGCCCTAATGGGACAAAGTATCGTGTCATCGACACCGGCAACATTTATTACTTCGATGCCGAAAACGACAAATGGTATGACAAAGACGGTAACGAAGTGGATGAGACTGATTAACGGAGGTACTTATGTCATTACCAGTTATTCGCTATGACCCGTATACCAAAACCATGGTACGCGACGACGACGTAAAGAAAGTGGAAACTGTTGCCCCGACAGTAGAACCAACAGAAGAGAAGAAACCGACCAAGAAGAAAAAGAAAGTGGAGGTAAAGGATGAAACTGCCTAACCATGTCTATGATGTGCTCAAATGGATTTGCATGATCTGTCTGCCTGCCCTCACTGTTTTTTACGTGACGTGTTCTGCCGTATGGGGATGGCCCTACGCAGACCAGATTGCGAAAACCAGTGCGGCTGTCTGCACTCTTATCGGTGCACTGCTTGGTATCAGTACCGCTGAATACCGCAAAAATAAGGAGGAATGACCTATGCCTGTTCTGTATGACCCCTGGGCGAAAACTGCTGTCCACGATGACAGCCTTACCGCTCCTGTCGTTACCGACGACGACGACGGACTGTATCTCGTACAACGTCATGGTGGCACAAGCACATACGTCAAGCTTGACGGTTCTGTGGTAGCCCCGCTTGTTCTCCCTGAGTATCCCGAAAGTGACGGTGCATATATACTGACAGTGACAATGGACGATGGAGCGGCAACCCTCAGCTGGGAGGCAACCGGCGAATAAGGAGGGCAACATGGAAGCACTGTATGGACTCATCGGCTCAGTGGTCGTTGCTATCATAACCTATTTGGGCGTTGTCCATTCGAGCAAAGAGAACAACAAGGTAATGCTGGAACAGCTTGAGGCTCGCTCCAAAGAAGCCGATGCAAAACTGGAAAAGGCTCAGGCTGTTACAGATACAAAGCTTGAAGAACTTACTCGTGAAGTAAGACGGCATAATAACTTTGCCGAAGTCATTCCTGTTATTCAGGAGCAGATTAAAGCCGCCAATCACCGTATCGACGACATCGAAAGGAAGATTGGCTGAAAAACGCATTATTTTGCGCTGTACGGGCTTTTTGCCCGTAAGTGCATCCGTATACCCTGCCAGTTCAAATCTTTGGTTTAACCAATAGGTTTCCTGACAAATTTCTGTATTCTGACGTCGTCGTCGACGTTTGAATAAATAAGATGCCGCACCACAGGCAGAAAGGAAATTTTTACATGGATGAACTCATTCTGAACGAAGAAGCAATCGAAGCTACAGATACACCCAAGGAGGACGTGAACGTCCCGAACGGTCTTGGAGACGAAGATATTTGGGGATTCGATCCTGAAACCGAGATTGCCGCTTCGGACGAAGATTCAACCGAAAGCGGAGCTGACGAAGCAAACCAGCAGACCAGCGAAGCTGAGACCCCGTCTGACGGCGAGGGTGAAGATGAAGACACACCAGACTTTCTCAATGTCACCTACAACCACGAAGACAGAACGCTTTCCAAAAAGGAAGCGCAGACTCTTGCCCAAAAGGGCATGAACTATGACAAGGTCAAAAGCCAGTCTGAAGACAAAGACGCGCAGATTGAGTATCTCCGTCGCTACGAGTCGTTCCTGAACGAAATCAAGGGAGACTTTGCCACCGTTGATGACCTCATTGTCGACACCAAAGCGCGGATGCTCATGGACAGCGAAAAAGAAAAAGGCAATTCGATCACTTACGATAACGCGAAGACAGCCGTCCGAGAACGGATGCCCGCGGTTATCGACCCCAAACGGCTTCAGGCAGACAACGCCGTTCGTGCGTTCAAGCACGTCTACGGCGACATGAAAACCGAAAGCATCCCTCAGGAAGTTTGGGATGACGTGAAAATCACAGGCGACCTCGTGGGAGCATACCACAACTACGAGAAACGAACCTATGAAAACCGAATCGCCCAGCTGGAAAAAGATCTTGAAACAGAAAGACAGAAAAACAAAAACGCCTCCCGAAAAGTAGGAGGCGGCAAATCTTCCGGGCACAGTGACTATAACAAGTCAATGCTCGACAAGATTTGGAATGACGCTTAATTGTGAAAGGAATTTTTCATTATGGCTATGACAGGCGAAATTGCTGCACTGGTAAATCTTTATACCGATATGCAGACCAAGATGGACAAGGAGTTCGAGACCAAGTCTTACACCGAGTCCATGACCAATAAAGACTGGGAATGGGACGGCAACGAGACCATCGTTATCCCGACGACCAGCCACTTCCAGCTGGTTGACTACGATGTGACTCAGCCGTGGTATCAGAGAACTGGTGCCGCCCAGCAGATTTATGATGAGATCAACCGCTACACCGTGCGTCGGAAGAGAACCTTCCACGGCGAAATCGACGAAGTTCCCTCCATGGACCAGCGCTTCATCCGCAAGATGGCGACTGCCCTGAAAGAGACCGTCGACGAAGAGCTCGTTCCTGAGAACGACAGATACCGCCTGAAGACTTGGGCTGAGGGCGCCGGTATCGTGATGTTCGGCTCTGTCGATACACTCAAAGCGAAGAAGAGTTCCGCCGACGAGGACATCGTCCGCACGTTCATGACCATGAACAGCCGTGCGAACAACGCCCACGTTCCTAACTCCGACCGCACCTTTATCATCAGCGAGACTGATTCCATCGAGACTCGGCTTTCTGAACGTCTCCAGTATAACCAGAATTATACTGGCAAGATGGTTCAGGGCGAAGTCGGTATGCTCGGCAATGCGAAGATCGTCGCCATTCCTGATGACCTCATGCCTACTGGCGTGCGCATCATGATGAAGTGGGGCAAGGCTACTGCCGACCCGCGTAAGTGCCACAAGCTCCGTACGCTCAACAACGTCGTCGGTTCTTTCGCGACCCACGCCGAAGGACTGTTCCGCTACGACTCCTTTGTCAAGGCGCACAAGGCGAACGGCATCATCGTCTATACCGATGGCACTAATCTCACCGCGTCCACTCTCGTCTGCGAAGATCCGGTTATCACCTATGACACGACCTACGGCCTTGTCGTTGGCGCCGCCGAATCTCACACTGGCGTGTACAGTGGTGTGACTTACAAGTACGTCATCACTCAGGCGCCCATGTACGCCAACCCGAAAGTGCACGAAGCCGCTACGACCGGCACTGGTGTCGCCTATGCGGACATTCCCGCTGGCACTTACTATGTGTCTGCGTATGCTTACAAAGACGGTTGCCTGCCTTCTGGCATCGTCCGCTTCAAGTTCACCAAGTCCTAAGAAAACGGGGGCTGGCTTAACAACCAGCCCCCACTCCCAAATAGGAGGATTCAATGGCTACAACTGTACAAGAAGTATTCGATGAAATGCTCACAGTAATCGACGCCGCCGACGACCTCGACACGACCGATTACCAGCACAGAACCATCGGTATCATCAACATCCTTGCAGGAGAACTCTACAAATACTCCGATAACTGGAAAGTTTCTCAGCCCAGTAAGCGACCTATCGTCACTCCCGTCGAAGACTTCGACGACGAAATAAATCTTGACGATTATATCTGCCGTACCGTTATGCCCTACGGGCTGGCGGCTCACCTGATGCTTCAGGAAGACACCGCTACCGCATCGTATGCACAGCAGAGGTACGACGAACTGAAACGAGACCTTCAGTCGGGACTTCCGACGATGTCTGAGCCTATCGTCGACGTTACTGTCGGCAATGACGGGAAGCGGTACAATCCCGAGACGGGCGAGTGGGAATACATTGACGACTATGATGGCATAGGCTTCAAGTGGACTACAAGGTGGTAATGCAATGGCGAATGAAAACCTGAACACACAGCAGACAGTGCAGACCGCGGCTCAGACCGCGCCTGCGCAGACTCCTACCTACGCCGCAGATATCCGCAACACCGCTGAGGGCAGTGCGAACAGTGCCATTAATGGTTACGTTCAGAGCTTTGCTCAGTCCATGGGAGCTGGCGTAGACCATACCGCCCAAATCAACCAGATGTACGACAGCCAGCTACAGGGCAACCTCGCACAGCTGGAAGCATCGAACCAAATCAATCAGAACGCGCTCAATCAGCAGGGCGTCGATTTGCAGAAAGCATATATGCAGAATGCGAACGCGACAGCCGCGAGTCACGAAATTGAGAAGCGCAATCTGAATACCCAGCTTGCTGGGAACGGCATGAATGTCGGCACTGGTTCTCAGGCGGCTCTGTCTATGAGCAATGCATATCAGAACGCCATGGGCGCGCTCAACGCCGCCAAGATGGACGCCGAGGCAAAGCTCAAACAGCAGATCGCCAACCTCGAAATCCAGTATCAGGCAGACGTCACATCTGCTATCATGAACAACGATTATCAGCGCGCTGCTGAAATCTTTGCCGACATGAAAAACCGCGAACAGCAGATGACTCAGTGGTACCAGATGGCTGTGTCTGATGCCGACCGCAGGGCTACGCTTGGTGACTTCAGCGGTTACGCAGGGATCTACGGACAGGCTATGGCGAATCAGGCTCAGTCTGAATGGCAGAGACAGCGCGACTACGAAGACCAGCAGAGGGCTCAGGAACAGGCGCTGTACGAACAGCAAATGGCTGACAACGAACGGAAACGTCTGCTTCAGGATGCCGAGAACAGAGCACAGTACGGCGACTTCGGCGCATATGCCCAGCTCTATGGTCAGGATGCGGCGAACCTCGCGCAGGCTGTATGGGCAAGACAATATCCCGACATCGCATACGACCAAGGATATATCTCCCCCGAAGAATACAAAAACATCACGGGCAAATATCCCGCAGGATATAACGCTGGCAGTAATACTGGTTGGAATGACAGCTGGTATAAGAAGTCTCTTGACATGAGAGATAGAGCCTCTGCTAATGCTAATGGAGTGACCATGTCGACGCAAGACGCGCTTGGCATCGGGCATACGACTACCAACCCGGATGACGTTGTGTACAATCCCACAACGGGACGATGGGCAGTCAATGGAGGATAACTATGGCATTTGATATAGTAAGTTCTGAAGAATTCAACCGCATAAAGAACGCAATGTCCACTGGGAATTCAACTCCTCAAACCGGACAGTATCCAAATGCGCCAGCGAACACAGGACCGAGCACAAGCCCGTTCGACAATAACTTTGGGCAGTCTCCCAACAATTTTGCTGATATGCGGGACAAATACGAAAGCGAAACGGGAGCTACTGGCCCGATGCATCCGTTTGCCCAGAGTTTTGTTGCCCCTGGTCTTGCTGATACGGAAGCGAATCTGCACAGCAAGTATATGGAAACCGTCAAACCCAGCGTGCCTGAACAGCCGAACATTATCGACGAATACGAAAGCATTTATGCAGAAGCGAAGCAGAAAGTCGATGCCTTTGAACAAGGCGTCGTCGCCGACGTACTCGCGGCTGGCAAATATGGGACTGACACTGAAGCGCCTACGTTCAGAGCCGAAGTAAGAAGAAGAATAGATGAGGAATACGCAAAGGGTGGAGAATACGCCGATGCGTATGATGGCATGAATCAGGCGAAAGTCGAAAAAGAAAGATTCCAGCTCAAAGAGGCGTACAAAGAGTCTGAGCAGAATTACAACGATGCTGTCGTAAGCGAAGACACGCACAAACTGGCGGTTAATGAGCTTGAAAAAGACTTGGCTGAAATGGAAAGCACACATCACGCGAGACTTCAGTCAATGTTTAATCGGTATCTTACCTATCTCGAAGAGAACGATCCTGAACTTTACAAGCGTTACGCTACCGGCACAAAAAACGAATTCAGTGGTGATATCGAAGTGCCGTCGGCAAATGTGCTTTCAAAAGACAGGACATTCCTTAACTGGTACGAAAACGGCGGTTCTAAACCCGAACCCACGCTCAACGACGCCCTGTACGATATAACTTCGAAGCTGAATCCGTATTTCAGTAATGCCAGTCCGCATACACAAGGCGCAAAAAATGTGTTCATGGAAAGACAGTAGGCAATATCAACGCGGAGGCTAATATGGCTAAATCTTTTAAGGAGCGTCTCGCTGAATTGCGAGGGGAGACGCCTACCGAAACCAGTACGCCGAAACAAACTGAATCTACTTCCACGAAAACCTCATCGACTACGTCGACGGGGTCTTCGTTTAAGGAAAGGCTTGCAAAGCTGAATGAGCAACAGCAGGCGATCCAGACGCCCGAACCCGAATCGTTTCGGGCTATTGGCGGCACATATGTGAAAAATGCAAATGGCGGTTACAGCAAAGTAACCGACGATTGGCGGGTTTCCGAGAAAGACCTTGCGTCCCTGAGCAAAACCGGACACGAAACTCTTGGCACAGACTTGCGCCAAATGGTAACTGGTACGGTTAACAGGCAAGGCGCGAACTATTTGTCTGCGCTCAACACGCTCGACCTTGGTCTGAATGCGATTAAAAGTGGCGACGATCACTATCAGCCCGAAACTGGTTCGGCTCTCTGGAGAACACTTCAGGCTGGGAATGCTCTGACAAGCAACGCAACGAATCAGCTTTCGAGCTCGAAAGAAGGACGTGGCTGGATTGGCTCTACCCTTATGGACGTCGGCTCGTCTGCTATCGACGTTGCTATTGACTCGGCATTGTCTGCGCTTGTGCCAGGCGCTGGAATGGCGGCGATGTCTGTTCGCTCGTTTGGCGGTTCAGCACAGGAGTCTCGCGAAAAAGGGAAATCAATTACCACTCAGTTTATAAATGGTATTAAGTCTGCGGCTATCGAGTACCTCACCGAAAAGATGTGGACTATCGGTGGACGTAAGGGCATCGAAGGCACTGGCTGGATAGAACGGATGACCAGCAAGTTCGGCGATGAACTCATTGCCAAAGGTATGCCTGCTGTCATAGAAAAGATGGTTACGGCCTTCGGCTCTGAAGCTGTCGAAGAAATGCTGTCTGATGTTCTCAATCCCATTGCCGACAAATGGATTTCTGCTATTTCCCAAAGGCTTGGCGGCGATTACGAAGAGTCTGAATGGCCTTCGCTTGCTGAAGTGTTGTACGATGGTCTTGTCGGTGGTATAGTTGGTCTTGGCGGTGGCATGACCGAGGGTATCAAAGTCCAGAAAGAAATTGAAGAAAGCGGTGGCAGACAGAACTGGATTACAGTACAGCGGGCGCAGAGAGAAATCGAAAGTCAAAAGCTCGCAATAGATGCGATTCAGGACGAGCTTAAGACAAAGAACGGGAAGAAGAAATTCGGCAAGGTCTTCAAGACCGAACTGTTTTCTTACTTCTCCCCTGTCTATGGGACTAAGGTTGCCAACCAAATGGCGAACGATTTTATCAAGTCGTTTAATGAGCTTAAAGCTGAAGACCTCAAAGACCCGGCAACAGCGATTGGCAAGATAGCGGATAAGTATTCTGAAATCAAACTCGAAAGAGAATTCGCCGAACAGGAAGCAAGGGGCGCGAGATATATCGATCTCGACAAAACCGAAGCGGAAAACGATGAGCTTACTCAGGAGTTGAATAGTGTACTGCCTGAGGATGAGCTTAGTAGGATTTCCGCACAAGAAGCCGCTCAGACCGAAGAAGCGACCGCACCGTTCGGAGAACCGACAGAAGAAGAAACAAGCGGACCGCCGAGAAACGCTGTCGACTTTATCCAGAGGGACAACGAAGAGCAAACGCAAATCAAGGAGAAATATCCTGATTTGTGGCAGAATATCCTGAAAGTTTTTAACAGGCCCGCAAACTCTCCCGAATCATTGCAAGCAAAAAACGAAGAACTTGAAAGTATTGTTGCAAGAATTCGTGAGTACAACAAAGCAACAGCGGAAAACGAACAGGTTCTCGCGGATAAAGAACTTAAACTCCTGAACGACATTCTTTCTGGGAGCAAGTATCGGCATGTAAAGAACAAACAGGTTCGGCAGAAATCTTTTTCTCTTCCCGTCGACGAAAGAAAGGAACAGATTCTTTCTTATCTTCAGGAAAGAGCGGATATCTCGGACAAAGAGCTTGTATACTCTGAAAAGAACGGGAAACTAAGAATCACCTTTAAGCCGAAAACCACAGGCAACCCCATCATAGATGCCCAGCAGTATGCCAAAGCCCAAAATAATTTGAACGAGGAGGAAACCAATGGCACTCAAGAGGTACACGGTGCATACCCCGGACGGGAAGACGGAGGAGTACGATCTGGAGGAGAACGATCCGAGAACGGAGAAAATAATCGAGATGCTGGAGACAACTCTGCCGAACACGCCAGAGAGAGCACAGAAACTGAAGGAAAGTCAGAGTATGACGAGCAAGCCGAAGCCCGAAGAGAACGGATAAGGAGAAGCCAAAAGCTCACTCCGCGTTCTGCCGAAGCAGTCAAGCTCAACATTGCGAAAAGATTTGGCAAGTTCGAAGGCAGTGAAGTCAACAAAGAAAAAGCGGCGAGTCGCCTGCAGTACGCGAAAGACGTTCTCCGCAAAGCAGGGATGGCTGAAGAACACGTTGTTTCTTTGGCAGATAAGCTCCTGTCTCAGAACAGAAAAGATGTTTACAACTACCTGACTGGCAACCAAATCACTGCTCTTCCCGAAGAAGAACAAACCGATTATTACCGAGGTCTCGTCGTCGACGAACTACTTGCATCCATTTCTGAAGGCAATCTTCCCACCGTTGTTACCGAGATGCGACGCCTTGGCATTGCAGAAGAGAACATTGAAACCATGCTCGATTCTGCGCGTGAACTGCTTCAGGAAGATTTCATGTACTCGAAAGAGAATGTGAATGAGTCTGATCGCCGTGGCAACTACAATCCGAGCGCGGAAGTTTCGTCTTATCTTGCATCTAAGAACACGGTTGGCAAAGACAGAAAAGTTGTCGACGTTAACGAAGAGAACCCCTATGCGGGCGATGCCGATTCGATAAGATTCGACAGAGTTAAGTATGTGCCTCAGGAGGGAGACATCGAGCTGGAGTCGGTCAGCACTGGACATTTTGCCGATTCCGGTAAAAGCCTGATGGCTCGACCCGAAAACAAGATCAAAGTAATTGAGCGCAATGCAGATACCTATCTTGTTGTCGATTCAGATGGATATCTTGTCGGGAAGAGAAGCTCTGCGCATGATGCGTATATCCTTGCGAGAGGCGAAAGCCCCTATTACTATGAAGCAAGCATAGATATCGGGAATGCATTTGGCTCAAACTTTGACGGGAAACTCATTCTTAAAACAGACAGAGTTTATAACCGAGAAGCTTGGGAAAGAAGTATGCTTAATGTCGACGACAAAGACGACGTTAAGTATACGGCGATGATGCGTTCGCACGGTAGCGACATTGAGGGTGTAGGATATAATATCTACTCAAACGCAGAGGCAACAACGTCAACGCTTGTTATCCGCATGGACAGGAATCACCCCAAGGCGTCTGAAGACCTCGCCAAGTATGTCCTTAGGAAAACAGCAAGAGGTGAAGGCATCGTAGCGGAGAACGGGAAACGCTACTTCTTTGGAGGCATGACAGTTTCTCAGTCTCAGGATGCTGAATTCAGACTCTACGACGAGAAAACATTCAAAAAGCTTCAGGCGAATCAGAACGCGTTCATGAAAGACGGCGAGATCAACGGCACAGAAGTTGTGCTGACGAAATACCTTGCCAACCAAGGGTTTTTGTGGACACCGTCCAATAATGACACTGGCGTTAAGATTAGCGAAGTGGTCATTCTGCCCGACTGGAAAACGATCCTCTATGACGTCAACCAGAATTTCAAAGTTGAAAACATGGAGGCAGATGAACTCAGGCTTATAAGTATGTACGAGAAAACATACAAGCGCAAAGGGTTCAAACCTGACGAAGCTCACCGTTTGGCTGTGGAAAAAGCCAAAGAGATCCTAAGAAACGCTCAGGTTAACGACGCCGTCAAAATAACAACCGATATCGAAATGAACGTCACAGATGGCGCGGGCTTTATCTGGGCTGACAACCAGCACGGCTTCCAGTTCCGAGGACCTGGCGGCGTCAAAGGCAATGCTATCGGGTTTGACTGGTACAGGGCGTTTATGGACCTTGTGCCTGAGGGCGCAGTAAGCAAGTACATCAAGAAAGAAAACGGGAAGCTTTACGCAAGAGACATCTTCTCTGAAAAAGATGGCAAGTGGGTTCCGCTTGCTGGAAAACGTGCACTGCTGTTTGAGTCTACGTTTAAGTTCGCCGAACAGTATAAAAGCATGGAAAACGGGAGAGACGAATTCTACAGCCGTCTTGGAGAAGAAGATATACGCAGTATCCCCAAGTCGAATGTGTACGGGAAAGGCACAAAGACCGGCATGGTCAAGGGCATGGAAAAGGCTGGTCTTGCCCAAATGTTCCGTAATATTCAGGGCTTTACTCCAATGATGGCAGAAGAGCTTGTCGACTCGTATCTCATGCGTCTTGAGGAAGAAATCATCCAAAACCCAGAGGCTCAGGCTCAGATGCTCGGCAAAGACCTCAAGTCTATTAACCTTAACAACAGCAGTTTTGGAGCAAGCCTTCTTGCGTATCTTGGCGAAGATGCTCTTTATACCGCTATGGGCAGAGGCATTGTCCGTGACAAGTTCGTGGATATGGCTCAAGACCTTAGAGGAAGTAAGCTCTATATCGAGAATCAGAATACCGCAAACCAGTGGATCGCCCCTGATGTTATCGGACTCGTGGGTAAAATGATTGACATCAACGACCTTGGATATGCGGGCCTTAGTAGTAACGAAATTTATTCGAACAAGATAACCGAAGGCCTTACGTTCATAGGGAGAAACCCGTCTGCAGAGGAAAACGATATCCAGCTTGTCCAGAACAAAAAAGGCGGGTATGAAGCTTTTGCCGAGAAGTACAACTTGGATACGGACTATGTATTTGTCAACATAGCCGACGACCTTGGGATGCATCTCGACAACGATTTCGACGGCGATACTGTTCGTCTTGTCCAAGGCTTGGTTACGAGAATGCTCGAACAAGTCAGGGCAGAAAGCGGTAAAGACTACAACGTATTTACGCAGTTTTCTCATAACAACTTGTCTGCCGAGAGCAAGGCGCGGTTCTCTGTTGAAGGGATTGAGGCTGTTATCAAGAAGACTCTTGACGCAGACGCTGTCGGTATCTACGACAATTCGCTTACGCTTCTTTCTTCCATCAGCAATGAACAGCTCAAAAAAGGACTTGAGCTTCTTGCAAAGAAAGGCAAGAAATATGCAAGCGTGGACGCCTTGCGCAGAGACCTTCAGGCTACATTCTCTGTTGCATACAAACTGGCATTTGACTTCGCCAAATACGGGTGGTTTCCCACCGAGTACAAAGCGGCAGTCAATGACTGCAAAGAACTTCTCGACAACATAATTGAAGCAAACGGCTACAATTTCACTTACGTCGACGAAGAGGGGAAAGAAACCACAGACAAGAGCAAAGCCAGACGGCGCAACGGGAAACCTGAACGGGCAAAGAATGCGTCTCAGCCTACGCCCATTTCGAATGCGTTTGCAAGCAACGCAAGGAAAAATGCGCTGTACAACACAGTACTTCGCGCAGAAATGCTCGCTCAGGAAGCAAACAAAGAAAAAATGGAACGCGCCGATGCGGATGTGCGCGAGGCGTACGACCACATAAAAGAGCTTCGGGAGATGATACTCACCCAAAACAAAATCCCGGCATATCTTTCTGACTGGTATTTCAGCACAGAAGATGTTACCGAGGAAAAGAGCTATAGAGGTACTCAGTACACGCCTTTTGATTACGAGAACGATCCGCTTGGGAAACGGCTTGTAGATGCGATGAACCATTACATGAAGGCGAAGAAGTACTACAATGACCTTTATAACGAAACGTATCAGAACTCGAACATTCTTTCAAAGGGTGATGACCTTGCTTCTATGCTGGCAAGGGCTATTAACATTCCGGAATTCAGACAGGAAACGGAAAGAAAGCTGGAAGAAGCAAGCGAAGGCAGAAACAGGGTATTTCCGCTTCAGGACATAGCATCCAACGGTCCGAACAAAGCCATCGCGCTTTCGCAAATAGACGCCGATGGAGTCAAGCCCTTTAGCCCCGCGAACAGGAAGAATCTGACGCACGTTATCAATAGCCTCGCGAACTCGTTCTATTACCACAAAGACCACGGGCGTGGCGAAAACTCAAAGCGTGCCGCAAGATTGCTGTATTCCTATCAGCGCGCACTTGGCATGAACAATCAGGAGTTCACCGAGTTCTATCTGTACACCATGGGAGCAAGTACAGATATCACGAACATGATGACCTTCTTCGACTTGAACCAGAATTCGATAGACCCGAACAACAAGGAGATGCCGACGTCCGCAATTGTAAAGCGGAACATGAATCTTATGGGTGTGGTTCGGCAGTTCGAAGAAGTCCTGAGCAGACGAGATACCATCGGCAAGCAGATCCAAGCAGTCAAAGACGAAATCGCAAAAATCAACAAAGATACGTCTAAAGTAAACCTTATGGATTTGCTTTCGCTGAAAACCCTGCAAAAAGAAATGGACGCCTTGGACCTTGAAATTTTCCAGAAGGGAAGAGAAAAGGAAACTCTTCAGGCGAATTACGATCTGCTTAACAAGCAGTTTGCAGGCGAAGGGGCGTTCGACGAAGAGGCTACAGAGGACATCGAGCAGACGCTTAACAATATGCGCATCCAGCTCGAAAAGGTGGATGGGATACTTAAGAACCTTGACGCAGAGTTTGAGACAAAACAAGCCGCGTTTGACAAACTGTCTGAAGACATAGGCGACTTGTCCAAGGTGGCGCTGGACAATATCCACGACATAACTGAGCTTGAAAAGAACCTTCGCGAAGTGCAGAAATTCATCGACAAGTACTATGTCGTTTACGAAGACGCCACTACCAAGCGCAAACAGCTCTTTGAAAAAACTGAGCCGGCATCGACCATCTTTGAAAACTTCAGGAACTCCCCGCTTGGAGATGCGGCTGTTCTCAAAAAGTTCTACGAAATTGCGTCGGACTACAGAGACGGCATTGACGCAACTGCAACAACTGTAGAAGATAAGTTTAAGGTACTGCTGAAACCGTCGACGACGTCGAACGAAACAACGGCAGAAGAAACGTCTTCCGTCGAGGCCGAACCAGTTGCCGAAGAAAAACAGGAAACCGACAAGCAGAAGAACTGGAAGAAAGCCAACAACATGTTCCGGTCTTATCACGGCAACATCTCTGAAGACACGCTCGGCCTTGCCAAGCTGAAGACAGAGTATCACGGAGCTGAGGACGAGCACATAAAAGAGATCGCTGACGCATACGACGGGTTCGTGAAAGCGGCTGTTGACATCAACAACGGGAACGTCGAGAACTTTACTGGCGTTATCAAAGCGTACGATAAGCTGAAAGGCACTCTGTACTATAACGATCTCGTTGCGGAAAGACTCGCCCAGGCGCAGGAGAACCTGACGCGCCACGAAGAGAACATGGCGAGGCCCGTGACGGAAAGAGACAATCGAAACTATAAGAGCGCATATATTCAGGCTTATGATAACGCGCTCAAGGCGATGCGCGCCGATGTGGAGAACGTCAACCGCGCCATCAAGAACACGAAACGGTTCGGGAAAGAAATGCCCAAGAAGAGCAAACCAATGGGCAAATTTTTGAGCGGAGCTATTCGTTGGCAAGCCACCACTCCGAATATGTGGAAGTTCTTCGCTGGCTACAAGAGAGAATCTTCGGGCAAAAAAACATTTGGCTATGAGATGGCAGACCGTATCACACAGGCAACTACTGCAAACATGGCGCTCATCTCTCGCGCGAATGCTTATTATGACAGTTTGAAGAGCAAGAAGGGCTATGACGATTTCTTCAGAGGCAATACCAAAATAGCCGACCTGACAAAAGACGCCGCTATCAGGGAAAAGTTTGGAGACCTGTCTGCGCTTGAAGTTGCCTATGCAGTAACTGTTCTGAACCAGATGGAGCTGGCTAAGGAGTATTCTCGCTACGACATAGAAACTCCGTACTACAACAACAACTGGGTAAAAGGCTTCGTTACAAAAGACGGTAGAGCGTATGACATTGACCTCAAGACAGAACTGCCTTCCCTGAAATCGGCACTTGAATCGAACGGGGTAATCAAGGATTATCTAAAAGCAACCGAGCAACTTCAGCTTGCGTTCGGAGAAGCGGGTTCAAAAGTGTTCATGAAGCACTATGGCTTCGTTCCTACGTTCTTCGCAAGAGGCAAGTTTCTCCCTGCGAACTGGGCAGAACTGGACGAAACAGGGAAGCCGAAACCAACAGAGAATCTTGACTCGTGGGATATGGAAAAACATATCAAGCATGATCCCACATACACTATGGGCAGAGGCTCTGAATACAACGGCTACCTGAAGATTGTTCCGATGACAGAAGCCGTAGACTCTTACGCGGTCAAGATGGCAGACTTCATCGCCTATAAAGGGCTCAGAGCAGACCTCCTTGCAATGAACAGGAAGTCGCGGGCGAACGACAGCCTTGCCGATATTGCAGGCAACACGATGGGCGCGGAATTTGGCAAGTGGGTAAACAACTTCGTCGACGATATTACGACGACGAAAAACACCGACTCCATCCTCCGCAACATAAGAATCAACTTGCAGAAAGGCGCCCTTATTGGCAACCCGTCAACTATTGCCAAACAGTCTTCCTCTTACTGGTCAGCCGCAGGGATACTGTCTATGCGCGCTCTTATGGCGGCGAGACTCACGAGGTATACCGGAAGCAAGACTGGTGCTCTTACCGATACCATTCGGTACAGAAGATTCACGAACTCTCTCGACCCGACCGTTGCTGAAATACTCGAAAAGGACAATAGTCTTGTCGAGCGCGTGATGAGCAAGATTCCCGGCTACGAGGCTATGAAGAAGGGCATTTCGTGGATGGACGCCATAACTGTGAACAACTTGTTCACCGCTACGGTATATGACGTACTGAGCGAATATCCCAAAGGTACAAAGTTCGACCCGAAGTCTGACGAGTTCAGAGCCCTTGCCGAAAAAGTCGAAGACAAGTTTAACGAAGTGGTCATTTATACCCAGCCTATGTTTGACCAGATGCTCCGTGCAGAGTACGCAAGAACAGACAAAGAAGCTGTCCGTATGCTGTCCATGTTCCGCACTCAGCAGACGCAGAACCTGAACAGGCTTATGACTACCATTGGTGAGTATCAGGCCGCGAAAAAGGCGGGCGAAGATACTACAGAATACGCTAAGGCTGTTCGTGGAACGGTGGCTGGTCAGGCGACAGCCGCATTGTCACTCGGTATACTTTCTGTAATGGCAGACTTGGTTAAGCACAAGTTTAAGAAGTATCGCGACGACGACGACGAAATGTCGGCAGAAAAGATAATAGAGCGAATTGCGCTCAATGCCTTTGAGGGTGGGGCTGGTACCGTTTGGTTCGGCGACGAAGTAGCCAAAGTGCTGGTTGACAGCCTGTCTGGCGGTGAATACAGCGATTCCTATGGAATCAGCATGGGCGCGATCTCTACGATCAACAACGCCATTGATGCTATCAAATCCTTTGCTAAAGAGCCGACAGTATCGTCTGCGCGCTACGCTGCAGGGTATATCTCCCAGTTGTTTGGCATTCCTCTTAACAACGCCTATTCTTATCTGAACAGCGCGATGATGTTCGCCGCAGACGCACTTGGTGAAAACCAGTACCACTATGACGACATCATCAGGCTGGCAGAAAAAGACAGCAAGGTCACCAAAGAGATGAAACCCGCTGTCACTGCGCTGATGGAACAGGGCATGACGAAGAAAGAAGCCAACCGCTACGCTTCGGGACTTGATGTCAACTTCAACGGCAAAATAAGTCAGGAAGAAATCGAAGAGATGTACTATACTGACCCTGAATCGGCGGGCAGACTCCAAGTTATCTGGGATGCACAGGGCTGGTCAAAGAAGTTCTCGGACATGACTACAGCTCAGGACAAGAAACGCACCTATAACAGTAACCCGTTGTATAAGGCAATGGACGCTGACGAAAGCGGTTCTGTATCCAAACAGGAGCTGACAGATTACTATCTCGAACATCCCGACGAGAAGGACGAGATAGAAAAGATCTATGACGAACGCGGATTCAACGGTTCGTTTAGGTCAGCCATCAAGTCAGTCGAGAACGCGCAGAAGAAAGAGACGGCAGAGCAGGCGTTTGAGGATGGCGATTACAACCTCCTCTTCAACACCATCTCCAGCATGAAGAGCGGGAAATCGGTTCTTACCAACCTCATCCGCGACGAAACCGACGACGACGAAACACCGTCTACCAATCTTCTTCTTAACTACCTGTCTTCTACCAATGTCGACGACACCACCTTTGATACCGCCGTTGAATCCTTTGGAGGCTCGAAGCTCATCAAGCAGTACAAAAAGCTCAGAGCAAGCGGGCTTCCTCCGAGGCTTGCCGTACAGCGTATCGATGATTTCGACGCCGACGACAACGGGAGCATAACTCAGGCTGAACTTGCAGAATACTATAAAGCCAATAGAGCAGACGAAGCGATCATCGCCGAGTTCTGGTCAGCGTGTGGCTGGTCTAAGACATGGGCCGAGTACAAGAAGTCTAAGAAAATAGCATAAGAAAAGGGAGGGCTTTCGCCCTCCCTGATTTATTTCAGTATTAGCTTTATGATTACGTACATCAGTACAACGACGGCAGTGCCTATCCACAACGGCGACAGTACCCACCACCACGACCAGTTGATGACATGGCATAGCTTCAGTACCACGAATACGATAGCCAGTGTCTCACACAGAGCAGGCCATGCTTTAGTCCCAGTATCTTTACTCATTTATTTCTCTCTCTGATTTACTTTAAAGTACTTGAAATTACTTTAAAGTGCTTCTTCGTATGTCTTGTGTAGCCCAAACTTCTTCCAAGCCTTTAGGTAAAACTTGAGTAACTGCTTGGGGTCTTTTCCGTACGTCGTGCAGAATTCTCCGATCAGGTTGTATATGGCCTGTACGACACGCGTCTCGTCCCCCGACATTATCTGTGTGTAATGGTCAGAACCAGGCGCCATCTCGACGTGCATATAGCAAGCACCTATGCGGTCATATTCCTGAGCTTCTCTTTCAAATTCGGCTGTTCTCATATTTGCTCCTTTCTTTACAGTCTTCTGAATATACTGTTAGGGGCTGGCGTGAAGACTGTTTGCCACTGCCTGTTCATCTTCACGATTGAATCAGGGCATTCCGTATCCTCAAACGAAGGGAATACGTATAGCCTGTTCTTGGGCAAGAGCAGAACATCGGGGTTTTCCGCGACGTGTTCAAATGCGCTCTTGTCTTTTTCGCATTTGATCGACATCGTTATACCATCGATGCAGTACAGTTCCCCTCCCGTCATGAGGTAGTTATACAGCTCATGCACATTCGAGTATACGATTACCGAATCGATGTTCTTGTAGGTAAGCCTTAACTTACGGGCTATCTCACAGGGGTTGGAATATACGAACGGCTCACCGCCCGTGAGATAAACGTGCTTGATTTGTTTCAGCTCGTCGTCGGTGATGTATGGTACGTCGTTCAGGTCATACTGTTTGTTACAGCATGACGGGCAGTCCCTGTCACACAAAGATGTGACGAGGATATGGGCAGTCGTGTTCATCTGATTACGCAACGAATCGCGTCTGGGTTCGGTGCGCATTTCCAAGCATCCCTGCAACAATCAAAGATGCTATCTTCTATGGCGATTGCCATAGACAGAGAGCCGACTTCGTGTTCCGTGAGGTCTCCCCCGCCGGCTTCGATGACGCGGGCTTTGATGTTCAGGTATTTGCCGACAGCCTCTTCGATATTTTCGATTCGAGTCTGTTCGAAGTACTGTTCCTTGAGGATTTCACTCTTTTTCTTTTCCATTGGTATCTCCTTTCATTCCGACTGTGTTACGTTCTTTCCTTTTTTTGTTCTTCTTCCCGCGATAAGTCTGATCTACAGTAAGACGAGCAATCATCTTCTTTACAGAAGAATTGTGGGAATAGACTTTCTTTGCCAGCGCAGCGCAGAAAGCATGATGCAGATCATACTCGTCGTCGTCGGATTTCTTCACGATAGTCTTGGTGTTGTCGCCCCAGAACACAATGGTTGCGTTTCCGTTCACTACGATACGGTCGACAACAAGCGAATTGTGAAAGGTCTGAAGCAGTTTTCTGTAGTAGTTTATATCGTAGCGCATGTTCTTGATCAGAATGTCAACTTTTTCTTTGTCAGTCATTTACTTTCTTCCTTGTTTTTTATAATCTCGTTGATGTTGTATGCGTCCAGTGAATCTAAGCCAAACTTAGGAACGTATTCATTCCTGTAGTCGATTACGACTCCGTCAGGGAAAACCAGTTTCATCTGATGATCGTTTACCATATACAAGTCGCATATTTTTTCACTTGACCCTGCTCTGTAAAGAGTATCATAGTGATACCAGTCAACTTTTTTGATTCGCTTTATCGTTTTCTTTATACGACGACGCAACGAATAAATTTCCTCGTGTATTCTTTTTTTCAAGTCATAAAGGACAGCGCGCTTTACTGCTTGCATTGGATGTTCCCTTTTATAGTTTGATAACTGCCTGTTCACATCATTTTTGCTCATATAAAAGGAACAAACTGTAACACACTTATTACCGCAGTCTTCAACCATCAAGCAAGAGGCGCATATATTACTTATCTCTTTACCATTCCACGAGATGTAGGTCATTCTTCAGTCCCTCACCTCTGTTCCTTTGGCTTTCGGTTGTTCCAAAAATCTGTTATAAGTTCATCTCGCAGTATGCTATTGATTGCTTCATAATTGTGCGTATCGATTTCTCTGAGTGTTGCCACATCTATTGAGCAGAAGCAAGTCGGACAACGGACAAGAAGCCGTTTATGAATCACCTGATTCGTGCATCCTATCGGTGCTTCAAACACATTGTAACCGTCTTTGTCTATAACCGGCTCTCCACCGCAGAACGGACAGGGAAGTAGTTTAAGTATCTTCTTTCGCTTCCTCTCTGAGCCAGTCGAGCCAAAGGTCTGCGCACATACCGCATTTCTCTTCGTCATACAGACACTTGCGCTTGAGAGGGCAGGCATCGCATCCGTTGGTACGGGTATCTATCCACTGTGCAAGTTCCTCAGCTGTCATCATGCGGAGATTCTCGATATTAGTCATCTTCATCCTCCTCTATGTGATAGATGCCGGTTGCTTTTTCCATCTTCGGACAGTTTTCGCAGTGACGGGGACAAAAGTCCCCATCACATACGTCAGGATTGTAAGCCCAGAGTTCGCTCATTTCCACGCCTCTGCGCAGGCTTTTATGTTCACGCTGACCTTTTCCAGCTCGACAAGAATCTTATCGAGCAACTCCCTGATTCTGGACAAATCCCCGTCTGACGGCAGAATCGGGGCAACAACCTCAGCCTGCTCCATCACGAGCGGCGTTACTGCAAGGTTGCACTTCGGCTCAGACATTGTTTTGCCCGTGGCTTTCAGAGCCCAGTCAAGCAGATCGCCCAGGGCGTTCTTCTCGACGAACGCCTTTGCCTCGTCGAATCGGTCTTCGCTGACCAGCCGATACGCTTTCTTGATGTTGCACACAGAAGCTTTGCTGATGCCGATACCACAGGCGATATTTTCGGAACTTACGCCGCCATTTGCGCAAGTGATGACGAGATTCCTTGTCTCGTTGGACAGGGTCTGTCTTGCCATGTTTATTCCTCCTTAATTTTCCAGCTCTTCTTCGGATACATCCCACCATCCGAAGACGCGGATGCATGAAGAACAACCGACGCACTTGTGTTTTGCGCGGGTGAAATAGAAATCATCTGGGTTTTCATAACCGCATTCGGGGCAGATAAGAAGCCCTTCAGGATCGTCAGGTCTTGTCATCGGATTCCTCCTTATCCATTTCTTTCGGCCACACATCGTCGAAGAGGCGGTGCGTCAGGCTTGCGCTGAACGTTGTGAGCAGAAGAAGAATGTGGGGCTGATTTCTGATGAGCATATCGAATTTGTCGTCTGCCATCGTTGCGGCTGCCGCCGTTGCCATATCATCGATGCTGATGGACTTGCTGATCTTGCTGACTTTTTCCTTTTTCTCGTTAAATGTCATTTGGGTTTATCTCCTTTTTAAATAATTTACTTGTTGTGTCTGCCGTGCTGACTGTTGCGGTATGCTCTGACCACGGCTATGCAAAGCACACCAATGGATAGCGCGAATGCCGAGATTTCCAGTACTGCCCAGAACACCATCCAGTTGTTCAGCCTTGTCACGATGTTATCCAGCATATGGATACTCGCCTCGATAAGCTGTTTCGTAGCTTCGGACTGTTCGGTTATCTGTGCGACTTCCTCTACGATTTCCAGTTCCATTACTTTTTCCCGTGTCTCCTTTTTATTTTCTTGTATGTATCATGCTGGTAGTTTGCTATCTCCATTTGGCTTTGCTTGAATGCTTTTGTCTTTGGGATATCCTTAACGTATTCTTTCCACTTTTCACAGAGTGGCTTACACATCGCTGTCCTGTTCGGACAGTCCTTCCGACACGGATACTCTTTCAACTGCGTCTATGATTGCCTGACGGAGAAAATCATTTACCGTCAAGCCTTTTCCTTTCACATACTTGGACAGTTTCTCCGCTAAATCGTCGTCGACACGCGCGGCTACGACCTTGCTTTTAGCTTTCGGTTTTCCTTCGTTTTTTGCTCGGTTTAACAGCCGTTTGCCCTCTGAGCATATATCAACACCATATTCGGGGTTATTGCAGTAGCAGAGAGCCACCTTGTTGAATTTGGGGAACTTGGTCTGGAGTAGCTTTACGGCTGAAGTCGGGTACTTCTTCTGTGATTTCAATTTCTGTACACTCCTCAAACTCATGCCCGATGTAGTAGGCTCTGCTTCCGTCGTGCGCCGCAAGGATCAGAATATTGTCATCCTTAAGGATTCCGTACTTTACAAGCAGGTCGTCCGTTGCGCTCATGAGGTTTGTCAGGTCTATCTGCGTTTTCGGGATGCTTCCGTCTTTGTTTTTGTGAATCCAGTAGGTATATTTCACGTTCACCGCATGGTCGATAGGTTCAGCCAAAGGACGGAGATACGGCTTCACATCACGCTCGTATTTCTTATACGCCTTGCTCTGAACCAGTCTTGCATGACCGGCTACCGTGATGATGCGCATATTGTTCTTTTTGCAAATAGGTTTCAGCGGAATCTTGATATACATGTACATTACAGCCCCTCCAGAAACTTTTTCACGTCGGACGTAGTAACCGACGGCCCGTATTCCGCTTTTACTTTACCGGTTGCTACTGGCGTTTTCTCAAGGTTGTATGTTCCCCACGTCTGGAGCTTTTCTTTCCAGTCGAACGGCATACCGTCCTTGTCCGTCCAGTTCTTTGCTGTGTAATAGGCAATAAACCGACGCGGATTTACGGGAGATTTCAACCGCTTACACTCGGCGACGACGTCGTCGTAAGACGGAATCTCGAAGTTTTCTACTGTAGGTAAAGGAGAAGCTTGCTTCTCCTTTACTGTATCAGTAGAAAACTGTGACTCTACGATGATCCGCTTAGCATACTTGCGGATTACATCGACAATTTCGCTGGGAAGTTGCAGGGTCACAGTTTCAATCATTCAGACCTCCGTCAGTCCCAAGGCGCTATGCTATCTGCGAAGTCTGTGCCATCCTCGAACGGGTTGCTCGTCCCGTCGGGATTCAGGTCGGACTCGATGACCTCGACATTCGCATTGATGGATACCGTCTGATACCACTTTTCATCGCTGCCCTTTTTCACGCCGTTCTTTACCTCTGTGATGCTCACGATTTTGATTTTGCATCCATCGTGGCCCTTGTTCGGGAGATTGTTGGCGAACACCGTGATCTCGTTCCGCTTCTTCTCATCGAGGATGGTGAACAGCTCCCATGCGCCGTTCTTGCTTGTGCCGCTACGATGTTTTACAACGTCGTATACGTTGCCACAAATCAAATGATTCATGATTTCTCCTCCTTAAACTTTGATTTGGACAGTCTCTTTGGATTCGTATCCGCTGATGTCTCTCTGCGAATACTCTGAATACATACCCGCGAACATCTCGGGGCAAAAGGCGTTCACGAAGTACTCAGCCGCTCTGTACATGAACATCTGTTCACGCTGACCGGGGATGTTCCACATAGAACCTTTCTTTTCGTTCCACCCGAAACCAGTGACGGTATCCCAGTCGATCTTTGCGCCCACGCACAGCTTGCCGTTGGATTTGCGTACTGCCTGAACCGAACAACCGTTCACGTTTCCGTCCTTGTCGTGATACCAGATGTACTCAGGCGACTCGAACTTACCGGAGAACTCGATTGCCATGATGCAGTACTTACCGCTCCAGCTGGGCTTGCCGTTCACGATGTACACGTTCTGAAAGACAGCCATCAGGGGCATTTTCAGTCTGTCTGCCAGTTCCATGACGATCATGCACGATGCAGGGTCTCCACGGAAACTATCGGGAACGACTTTGGACGCGCTCAGTCCTTTTGCGAGGCCGTAGATTTTGGTGGCTGTATTGATGTCCAGCCAGCTGAACTCATTGAAAGTAAGATTGGTCGTTACATTGGCAACAGCCTTTTCTTCTTTCACTTCACCAGCTTCTTCCACCTTTTCTTCGACGACGACGTTTTCTTTTTCACTCATTTCTTTCTCCTCTTTCTTTCATGCATTCTTTTCCAGATAGTAAGACAAGCATTTGCTAACTCATCTGTTCTATCTACTTCGATAAGCTTATACTCACCATCTTTCTTCAGATGGAGAATATACATGTGCTCTACTGGATACTCGTGATCCTCAAGCATCCGTCTGTAGAGGTTCAACTGGGTCTCATACAGGGTCAGCTGTTTTCCGCTTAGCTTACTGTTGGTTTTGATATCAATGAGGACGTTATCCTCGTCGACGACGCCGTAACGGTCAAGCGTACCGGCGTAATCATCCTTGCACCGCATTGGTTCTTCCTTGAGAATCCAAAGGTGATGATGCTCACGGCAAAACTGCGCATACGCCTGCATGTAACCGCTGTATTCGGCAGGGCAATCGACCAGCCCGTCGTAATCAAGGTTCTGAGCAAGCTCATGGATGGCTGTTCCGCGTTCGGCAGCTCGCTGGAGAACGAACGGGTCAACATCTCCATAGCAGAAATTAGACAAGCATGAGATTATTTCCGACACAGAGGGCAACTTAGTTCCCTCTTCGGTAATGTACTCATGCTTTTTTTTGTTGAATATCAGGTCGTCCAAGGCCGTTCTTCCTCCTGTATGAAATTTCTTTCTGCCTTACAAGTCAGGCAGTACATAGTCTTTATGTGACCAGGGGCTGTTCGCCTTCTTATGTTCGGCGCTTCCCTGATGCTTCCGCACTCAGGACAAACGAATTTCCTGTAATGCACTTTCGGTTGCTTCGTCCTCTTCATCGAGTTCGAGGATCTTTGCTATCGCTGACACGATTCTCGGTGGACTCTTCTTTCCACTCAGGATAGCTGACATATAGGTCTCATCCACTTTCAAACCGGTCTCGATTTCTACTTTTGCGCAAAGCTCCCGTTGGGTCTCCCCCCTTTCGATAAGCGCAATCTTAACTTTCTTTCCGAAATCTTTAATCTTTCTTCGCTCCTTCCCTTGACAGATATAAGAACTTGTATTATATTGAGATTGAGGATACAAAAACTTGAATTCACTACGAGTAGTATAATACAAGGACTTGAACTTGTCAAGGACTTCAGTACAATTTTTTGAATTTGAGGATACTGCCATGGCTGAGATCGGTGAAATCTATAACAGGATCGTTGCTTGTTGCAGAGAGCGGGATATACTTCCGTCTCATCTATGCGACAGGCTCGGCGTGCCTCGCAGTATCCTCACGGAACTCAAGAAGCGCGCTTCTCTCACGACGGACAGGCTTGAGACATTTGCCAAAGGTCTGAACGTATCCTGCGACTATCTAATATCAGGCCGCGAATTTACTTACGGGCTGTCTGAAGAAGAGAAGAACCTTCTTGATGCATATCACAAGGCGACCGCTGAAGAACGGGAAACTATCTGCTTCATGCTCCGCAAGCACGGGATGCCCTTGTCGGAAGAAGATGCAAAATCATCGACTTCCGAAGCTATTTGAAATAACGCACGAGAACGCCCCTATTTGCGATTTATCGCTATAGGGGCATCCTTACTTGCCGCTGGTTCATATCTTTGGTTTAACCGATACGATTCAGGGCAAGAATATGAACTGATGAGGTATGCTTATGAAATGCAGACGCTGTCATAACGACGTCGAACGTACTGATCTGTACTGCCGTTACTGTGGCAACCAGTTATTCAAAGTCCAGAAGAGAGAGGTCACAGTGCCAAAAGCAAGGAGCAATAAGGATGGCAGTTACTCAGGTCAGATTATGGTAAGAGGCGAACGATACACTGTGAAAGGAGATTCATATGAGGAATACACCATTAAGGCGAAAGCCCTGCGCCTCTCTCTTTTGACGATAGAAAAAGCACCACCCAAGGTTACACTGGGTGATGCCATAAGTCAGTATATAGAGTCGAACAGCAATATCCTTTCGCCGTCGACGATACGAGGGTACAGGAACATACTTAAAAACAGATTCACTGGTTACATGTATCTGCCATATCGAGATATTAATTACCAAGAAATGGTAAACTCTGAGCGATGTTCACCGAAGACATTGGCAAATGCCTTTGCCTTAGTTAAGACATCACTTCAGGCGGGAGGATTCCAAGTGCCCGATGTGAATCTGCCTAAAGTCATAACTCCTGACTTGCAGTTTTTAGATTACACTCAAGTTAAACGGTTTCTTACTGCCATCCACGGCAAATCTGGGGAACTGGCGGCTATCTTAGCGTTGCATTCACTGCGAATGTCTGAGATTCTTGCTATCACGACTGACGACGTTGTCGATAACAAACTGGTTGTTAGCAAAGCCTTGGTACGGAATAGCGATAACATCTACGTCGAGAAGACCACGAAGACCGCAAAGTCTACTCGGACAATACCGATAATGATCGACAGGCTGTACGAACTATTACCGATAAGTGGGCGATTAGTTACCACTACCCCAGTAGGTATTGAACGGCAGATACGACGAGCCTGTGAGGATGCCCAAGTTCCCTATGTAGGCTGTCATGGACTCAGAAGAACATTCGCGTCACTTGCCTACCACCTGAAGTGGGATGAGCGGAGCATCATGCTTATTGGAGGATGGAGTAATATGCAGACAGTGCACAGGGTTTACATCAAACTCTCTCAACAGGATGTCATTGACAATGCTACTAACATGTACAATTTCTACCAAATTACTGACAGAGGTTCAAATCAGCTGGGGCAGAAAGACTGTTGATGGGTTCGACTCCCTTCATCCGCTCCATAGTTCAAACCCTTGAATCGTTTCTGATTCAGGGGTTTTCTTATTTTGCAGGCAATTTACGTTTGTTCGCACAGTTCAAACATCTGAACCGTTCAACTATCTGTACCAAGGCTTTTCGGGTTAGTAAGGCGATTACTTAGTAATTACTTTTGATTTCGACAGTCCCGTTTTCAACGTCGATGAAATAGCGGTCGTATTCTGAGCCTTCAAATTTGGTATATAAAACAACCTTTCCGTTAACTATATGTGAGCGGAACAAGTCTACCATGAAATGTTTGTTATAAACTTGTTTGAGAATCTTCACCGCTTCAACGAAAACCTTGAAATTCCCTGCCATTATATTGCCTCTTTACTTTTCAACAATGAACATGCTGTTCTTTTCGTATCCGTAGACGCGGAACGTCAGGATGTCACCGTTACGGTCGACGACGAACTCTGTGTATTCGCCTTCGTCCAGAACGCGCAGGACTTCGATGTCTGTGTACTCTTCTTTCAGAAAAGCCAGTCTGTCGATAGCTCTGTTTGACATTATAGCACCTCCTTTATGTGATTTCCAGCGCGGAGTACAGCACGGGACTCAGAAGAGCGATAACTGCTCGGTCTCAAGCTCGGTGTATAGCCCTTTGTAGCCTTGGAGCTGTGCATTCCCCCACTCTTTAAATGCTTCCCACGATAAGAACGGCGTCTTATCATCCGTCGCATGACCTGAGCCACTGAATTCTCCTTTCCCCGTTTTGGTTGTGTCTACGTGGATGAGGTACGGACTCTTCCACCAGTAGTATTGCTGAAACTTCTGATCGCTTAGCAGGTCGCTATGGATTCTGAGCCGAAGGTTATATCCATTTACCTTGACAGTCTTATCTATCTCGAACATCCGTTCATGCTCGATGTCAAAGGCAAGGCATTCCCATTCGGTCTTGCTGAAGTAATCAAGAATGTTCATCCAGTTCCTTTCTCAAGTCTTCCAACTTGATGTCATCACCATATGGCGTGATATATCGGGAAATCTCGAGATTGTCCTCATCCATTGTTCCGCTGTTGCGGATATCGACGTCGTCGTACTCCTCGCCGATGCGGAAGAAATTGTAGTGGTCAAGGCTCTCGACGTAGTCCGTGATTGCTTTGGCAGCGTCGTAGTACCACTTCACGTCCTCCCATGAGAAAATGACGGTGTCGACCGTTTCAAACTTTTCCCCGTATGTACGTTCTTTGCCGGTCTTTATGTCTGCAATGCCAAGCAGATACTCGACGTTGTCATAGATATGCTGGTCATCATCCTTGAAAGGAGGCAGAGCAAGAAGCCCTGCCACATCTTTCTTGGGAATCTCAAAGCTTACACATGAATAGTAGCCCATATCAGAAGCCTTTCATGTACTTTTTCCCGAAGTCTTCGAGAAGCTCTGTGAAGAGAAGCCGTTTGAATTCCAGTTTCTGCACTTCCATATGCCAGTAGCAGTCATCGCTCTCTTCTTTCTCAAGGTTTTCGAGATAGTAATCAGGCGTTTTGCCAGCATACTCCGCTTCGCTTGCGAGAGTATCATACACGCAAGCAATTGCTTCGTTCTTGCAACGGAACAGGTTCGTGTTAGTCATGTTTACACCTCCTCACTCAAAGATTTCGTCGGTGACGATGCATTCAAGATCTTCGCTGTCGGGGTCGCATTCGTACTCGATGCAATAGTCGAGGACGTTGTCGATGGTATCATGAGCGACTTCCTCGAAATCAACATTGTCGTCGAGATGCTCAGCGATCTTATCCCTCGCAGTATCTTCTGCGTAGGAAATAAGTTCACGCTTGTTTTCCCTGACGTAACGCTCGAAGCGCTCTCTGTACGCCTCGTTTGCAAGCTCCCTGAAATTGATAGCCACTTTCTTTTCCTCCTTTTTCATTTCTCGCTCGACGACGACGTCAAAAGATTCGTCGCCAGCCTGTTTTTTCCAACGGAACATATCTACGCTGGGGCAGTACTCAAGGATAGTGTCTACTCCCGTGTAGCGGAAGTGCGCGACGTGTGTTTCTCCATCGCCCCAGATGAAATAGGTGGTGAACGATTCGCCGGTCCATGCGACGACATGCAGAGCTTCTTCTACAACACCATTTTCCCGCATTGCGTCGCACGTTTCGTGATACCGGATAAGCAGAGACTTGTCTATTTCGTTATAGGCTTTTTGCTGGATATCTGTCATTAGGCACCTCCTAAATAGGAGAGAGCCTGCTTACGCAAGCTCTCTTACTGCGGCGGTTACCTTGTCGAGCAGAGGCGCACCATCCATGATGGAAACCCATCTGTTCTCGGCAAAGCTCTTTCTGTTTCTGATAGGATCGGCGTGACCTACGAAGTCGGACATAGCGTTGATGACGCCCCAGCCTGTATTCATGAACTGGGCAATGTCAGGACGGAGATAGCAGACCATAAACTGGTCTCTCTTTACGTCCATTGTCATCTTCTCGCGCTCTGTCATCTTCTCGGTCTTCGGGAAGCAGTGTGCCAGGATTTTCTCAAGGGCTTCTTCGTCGACGCGAACGTCGCACATTTGGTATGCGAACTCGTCGAGGTTGATCATGTACCGATTAGCCAGCTCCAGTGTGTACTGAGCTTCTTTGACTTTCTCGGCAATGTTCCCGACGTGTTTGGTGCTCCAGCTCCGTTTCGCAGAATTGAGAGCACAGTTCAGGGTGTTGTTGCATACGACGCGGATGGGAGTCAGGCAAACCTTGATTGCGCCAGTTCCGTCATATGCGTTGGTAATGCAGATGTATGGTTCGACCTTTTCGCCCACGAGTTTCGCTTCGGGCATCTTAGCCAAGAGCCAAATACGTCTGCAGTTGCTGAGCGAACCGCCTGTCTCGAACTGGACGCCATCGTTGTGCAGGATATCACAGCAGAGCGACACGGCATCTTTGTTCTGGAAATCGACCCGATACCGTTTGCTGTTGAGCCCGTTGCAGAGACCTTTCTCTACAATCCAGTTGGCTTTATAACCGGGGATTTCTGTTCCGTCATCGAGATAGATGGAACGCTGCTCGACCGTCCAGTCGAGACCCGACACTTTCAGAATTTCGTCGGGCGTGGGATAATCGCTGAGGATGATTGTCCGGTCTTGCGTTTCTCCGTAATGCCAAGGTTTCAGACGCACGGAGAACATTGAGTCATGCTCGAGGATTTCGTGGCTCATTGAATTACCTCCTTTCACCACGATGAGGCATAAAACAACGCCTCGGTTTCGAAGTTGGTAGTCTCAAGGAGACGCCGGCATACGACATAAGTCTCCTTGATATCCTCATAGTAGTACTGGTTATAATCAGTACTGCCGAAGAAGAAGCCTCCCTCTGAAGGCAGAAGTTCAGCGCACAGACTTTCGTCGTCGACGACGTACCCGTCCTGCAGGATCGGTTCCTGTTTGCCATTGGTGAACCGATAGCCGTTTGTGATCGTTGCCGGTACCAGCTTCACCTCGTTGATGATTCGGTCACACCGATTCATCAGTTCGAGCACGATGTTCCGTGTGATTTCATTGTGGATTTCACAGTCATCGATGCCGTCCTGTGTGGTCTCAACGAAGAACTTATGGATCGCGTTCGCCTTTCTCCAATATGCGACCTTTTTGCCCTTTCCCCAGTTGGGCTTTTCTTCACGGGGGAGCTTAAAGATGTACATATCCAGTCCCATATCAATTACCTCGCTATCCTTTCTTTTACTATTGCCCAGAATCTGTAATTCCTGTAAACAGTCTTAGCAAATTCTTTGGCATGGGCTTCTGCAAGTTTTTTGGTCACGAATACTTCGCAACCCCATATACGTTCAATTGCGCCACCGCCGTTGGTATATTCCATAACGACGTAGACCTTTTGTGGTTTCTTACTGGGCATTGATTGAATTCAACCACTCTTCGTAGTCTTTTTTGGCAAGGCGCTCACATTCCCGAAGCGGGAGCTGTGGGTTATTGCGAATAATGAAATGCAAGATTACAGCGTAGATGTCCATGGAAACCTCCTTTCAGGCAGGGAGCACAGACAGGAACTCAATCCGCTCTGTGCCAATTTTGTGGATCAGATTGCGCTTAGCCTGATAGACAGTATCGCCCATCACGGTGTCATATATGGCAAGCTTGCGTTTAACCGCAGATGCCATAGCCTTGTCCGTGTACTGGGATGTGCCGAAATGCTTTCGCATAACATCTTCGACGTGTTCGTAGTCGACATAGCCAATGAGCCATTTCATGGTATCAACTCCTTTCATATAGCCCATACATCGTCATAATTTCTTCTCAGGCTTTCGAGATGCCATTTGATATAAATCGCATGCTCTTCAGTGAGAAGACCTTCTTTTATCAGGTCTTCTAAGTCACGTTCGACTGAATAAATATCTAAGCCGACGAAAGAAAGAAAATTCCTTAGATGGTCACGGCTGAGAGTATTCAGGAACTTGAACAGCAGAGAAACATCTTTCCGTTTCCACCAACGGATTGTATCTCTGATATCGCCATAGATATTTCTCAGGTTCATTTCAAAGCCTCCTCTGCTATGCGATACAGAAGAGCGAACAGGAGCAGGCCGATTGTGATGATGCTCATACAGTTTCCTTTCTTGCCAACAAAGAATGATGGCATACAGTTTACAAGAGATATGGCACGGTATTTTGTGAGGACAACCATCGCAACCATCGTCGACATAGCATCTGTCGTACTCACCGCCAAAGCTCTTGATAAAGTTGTAGGGGCTGAACATGTCAGCCCCATCCTTTTTCGCGCTGTTTGACCAGCTGTTTGAAGTAGTCCATCTTTTCCATGGACGCGATGGAATACTTGCGAGGATCGAACCGCCACGGAGCAGTCGGGTCTTTCTCCGCTTCGATAGCGCCTTTGGCTTCTTTGTAGGAATCCCAGACGCTGACGGCTACTCTGCCGAACTCAGGATTGTACTCGAACACGACGAACACGGTGTCGAAACGGCTGGGGTCATTGGGCATGGTCTTCATAGCTATTTCCTCCTAATAGTTATTTGTTTGTTACTCTATTTATAAACCGCCGAGGAACTGGGCGAGACTGACGTGCGAACGGCTTTCGCCTCCGTCTTCAAATGGCACGCCGGAGAAGACTCGAACTTCCATCTTACGGTTTTGGAGACCGCCATGCTACATTGCACCACCGACGCAAATATGGAGGGGCATAAGGGACTTGAACCCTTGACTTTACGGTTAACAGCCGTATGCTCTACCAACTGAGCTAATGCCCCATATAACAGAGGGGTTACCCCCTCTGTGCTCAGGATTTCTTACTGGTCTTCTTGCTCGCCTTTTCCTCAGGCGGGTACACCGTGATGCCGTCAGCAACCACGACCAGCGCGGTCTCGAACTGCTGTCTGCCATAGCAGTCAACCAGCTTGTTCCCGTTCTGATCCGTCACGGGCACATGCTTCATGTCGATGTGGCTGATGGACTCGAACGTGATGAAGCTCCCGTTCACAACGCCCGACGGCAGTTCGTCGACGAAGAAGATGACGTACGCCTTGCTCTTGGATACGTATTCCGCATCCGCAGGCTGATTGTCGCGCTCAAGGCACTTGATGTATGCGCCTTTGGTTCCGTCCTGCTTCTTATACTGGGAAGCGAAGGACACTTTCATGGGTTCACCGATTCCGAAACTGAACATTGCATTGTCTCCTTTATAGGAAAGATTTACCGACTGTCACGGTCATAACTGGTTTGGATTTCACGCCCTGACTGATAACTCCGTCAGGCAGAGTTTATGGAGGAATTACGCGCGGTGTGCACTGATTAGGGCGCAATCCAGTCCCGAATGGAGACGGAAAGCTTCTTCAGCCTGTTCACGAGACTGCCAATACGACGGTCTTGTGTACCTGAACGTATCATCGCCTACGAGCAAATACCGAATGTAGTATTTCTCAAAAGGGATTTTTCGCTGGGTGCTTCTCACTGGTTATCACCCCCTTAGTGTTCGTATATTGGCTTATCAAGCCATTCTTCCCATTCTTCAGCAGTTCTTTTGCAACCGCCGATTTCAGCGAGTAGTTCAGCTACTTCGCTTATATCCAGTTCGCTGAGACGCTCTATCTGGTCCATGTGGGTAATAGGTGTATAGTTATACCAACCCTCCCACTCTTCGTTATCAGGACACCATTTACGACAGCCTCGACATTCTTCGTTCCTGTCGTTCCATTCCTGTACATGCCGATGTTTACAAGAATAGCAATAACTGATTGCTCCCATTTGTACTCCTTTCTTATTACTGGTTAGTGTAAATAGCACGGGAGGATATACCATTTACACTGTTTATCCACAACATAACGTGTGTTATATAACCACAACTGGTTATCAACACTGTTTAACCATCAACTGGATACTGCGGACGGTTTCAATTGGGATGGGGCAATTGCAATTCCCGATGAGCAAGTCGATAGCTAATTGGTCAACTGCATCGTCATCCAATTCGGGCAATAGCGAATGGATAGCCGACACATAACTCTGGAAATCGCTATCGACATGCTTTTGCATATCTCTGTCAGCCTCTGCCCACGCCTGCTCATAGTTTGCGTGGTCGTCGTCCAACAGCATGCCGAACGTGAACGCGTCTATGTACGTCATGTCTGCACCTCCTTTCTTCTTCTCTGCATCTTGCGACGTCTTCTTCGACGCATCTTTGCATCTCTTCTTCCCTGAATATTCCCACCCCCTACCAAGGGTTCACTTAGCACTTATCGCTGCCCACCATTTCTGATGGGCAGAGGAAATGCTAAGAGAAAAGAGCCAGCAAAAGCTGACTCTTAGGACTTGCAGTTGAGGAGATTGTTGATAGCCTCATCCTCGGTGTGGCGCTCGTTGTTTTCGGTTTCGTGCTTTCCGGTCTGGTCGTTGAAGGTCTCATGACCGAGAACGTCGTCGGGATCGTAGCCGGCGTTCACGATGAGGTCGTACACCTCACGCTTGCGGGCATCGTCTTCGGCTTTCTCGCAACGGCGCTTGAGTTCGCCAACGAAATCGCTCTCGGAGAAGTAGAATGCGTTTCTGTAGGTCTTGCGTCCCCAGCCGTCGTCCTCAACGGTTCTGAGAGTCCAGACCGAGAACGGGGTCTGCATCTTGACGAGAAGCTCGACAGCGGTGTTGAGGTCGACGTTATCGGGGAACACGTCGTTGTTCTCGCACATCTTCTGAAGGACCTTCTCGCGCATGCGGTGGATTTCCCAACGGGAGTCTTCGCCCGGTCCGAGAGGATAGTCTTCCTCTTTGCCAAGAGTCCATGCGAAACGGGCCTCCTTACCGTTCCGCACGTCTTTGACATAGACATGCTCCTTATCGGGCTGGTTGCCATAGGTGGTGGGCATACGGTCGATATAGACCTCATGCTTGCCATCGGTGTACAGGGCTTCGAGCTTCGCATTCTTCTTGATGAAAGCAGTGCTCTTGTTCAGGAAGTCCTGATGCTCAGCTTCGACTTTTGCGCTGAGTTCTGCGGGGGAAAGGTTTTCGGCTTTGTCCTCCATGGACGGGGTGTGGTACTGAGAGCCATCGGAAGACCAGACATACTTTGCATCCTTGAGAGCCTGAAACTCCGCATCGAACGCCTTGCCGAACTTGGGGTTGGAGCGGCGCTTGCCATTCTTGTCTTTGGTGAAGGGCTTGATGCCTTTATTGAGGAGATTATCGTATGCCATCTTTTCGAGTTCTTCGTTGCGTTTGGCTTCGCGGAGAGCGATGGCTTCACGGGCGAGTCTCTGCTTGCGCTCGAATTCAGCCTGAGCGAGCAGGTCCTCAGGGGAGTTGATGACGTAGTCATCGGTCTTACTGCAAGAGTCTGCAGCGTTGATCTCAGGCATTGCCATCAGGATCGCGTTGAGCTGGGATGTGCCAAGGGTGGGAAGCACGGGATACAGCTTCTGCTTGGCATCATCGCTGAGCTTGCCATTGATGATTGCGTTGTAGACCTTTGCGAAGAGCTGGGGATTGCTGAGAACTGCGTTGTAGTTGTTGCGTGCCATGGTAAATTCCTCCATAAAATAAAATAATATTCGAGCATAATGCTCGGTCGAGAGCGGACGGAGGTCGCCGCTCTCTGCCCAACATTAGGAATATTACTTCACTTCAACGAAGGATGCTTCGGGGTAGAGCTTGTACATAAAGTGACGAGCTTCGCAGGTATTTGCGGCGGCAAGGTTCTCTGTGACTTTGCGATTGCCGATGGTTGCTGTGCAAGAGAAGATTTGCATGTAGTATCTTGTGATTTTCGTGCCAGCCGAATAAGAATAGCCAGTGCAATCAGCGCCAGCTTTCGGCTCTTTGGTCTCTTCCTCTACACAAAACGTATTGCGATAGAGTTCTTCCATCCATGCCATTCATATCACCTCTTTTCTTTCTCGAATTCTTTCTTCAACGCTTCTTTGCTTTCATGTGCTTTGCACGTATACATGCAATAGATCGAACCGCAAAACGGACATTCGCATGCTGATTTGCAGTTATAGAAAAGCTGATGAAACTGTCTTTCTTTTTCTGTCATATCAATTCCTTTCTCCCTCTCGTGGAGGGCTGGCGCGTGGTGGCGCAGGGCGGTTGCCCCCGCGCGCGTGGTGTGGTGGTGCCGTGGAGGAGAGACGTCCATGGTTGGTGCCTCCTTGTCACCCTTCCCCCACCCCATGGGGTAGCGGAAAAACTGACGCACTCCTTCCTGTTGGCCTATACCTAATATGTGTCACACGCTCTCGTTCAAGTTTTTGGGCTTCAGGTGCTTGACGAGTTCAAATATTTGTGTTATAAAGGCATTGGGGCTGTTTTCTCCTTCTTTCGTGAGCCCATGGGCCGGCTGTGACGTGCAGAGATACGTCATCGGGCTAAGAGAAGCCGTGCCACTCATATTCTATCCTCTTTGTAAGATAACTGCGGCGGCTCAGTTTTGAACTTTGCCCGCAAACGGACGGAGTTTTACAACCGCCAGACCCCCCACGGGGGAAAAACAGGGGGATGCCCCAAAGGATTCGAGACGCTGAAAATAACTAAAAAAAATTGACAGGAGTCTCACCATGACGACGTCGACGACGAAGTTATCGGTGGGGCTCGTTTTCTTTTTACGAGGGTAACGGATGCCAAGGGCGAGAAAATCTGAGTCGGCTGAGGTTCTGGTAGACCTTGGCAAGCTGAATCCAAAGCAGGTCGAGTTTTTCAATTCTGAGACGAAGTTCACATGCTATGGCGGTGCGAAAGGCGGTGGCAAGAGCCACGCGGTAGACCGGCTTGCGGCATGGCTTCTGATCAAATATCCGGGAATAATCGTGCTGATAGTCCGTGCGCACTATCCCGAACTGCTGGCGAACCATATTGAACCGATGCTGAAGCTTTTGCCAGCCGAGCTGTACTCCTACAACGGGTCACAGCACAAGCTGACGATAGAGCTGGACGACGAGAACGGGAACAAAGTCAAGTCGATGCTCCTGTTCGGGCATTGGGGAGGCGTGGAAGCCGAGAACGAGTACCAAGGCTGGTCTTACGACGTCGTGATTATCGACGAGGCGACGCAGTTTTCTGAGCGCACGTTCCGTTTTCTTGCGGGCGGTCTGCGTGGTAACAACGATTTCCCGAAACGGGTGTACCTGACGTGCAACCCTGGGGGAATCGGACACCGCTGGGTCAAGCGTCTGTTCATCGACAGACAGTACAGGACGTTCAAGGACGACCCTGAGAAGACCGAGAACCCCGCGGATTACTCATTCATCTTCGCTCGCGCGGAAGACAACACGATCATGCTGGAGCGGAACCCCAGCTATCTGTCCGATATCGCGCAGATGTCCAACTCCGACGCCATGCGTTTCGGCAACTGGGACATTCTCGAAGGCGCGTACTTCTCAAACTTCTCGAACGAGACGAACGTCTGTAAATCGTTCCGCATTCCCGATTACTGGCACCGTTATCGTAGCTTTGACTACGGTCTTGATATGTTCGTGTGCTGTTGGTGGGCGGTGGACGAAGACGGCAGATGCTGGTGCTATCGCACGTATGATGAATCGGACCTGAACATTCCCGACGCGGTAGAGGCTGTAAAGGCTCATACCCTGCCCGACGACAAAATCGTGGTAACGTATGCGCCTCCCGATATGTGGAATCGCCAGAGAGAGACTGGCAAGACCACAGCTGACATCTTCAACGCCAACGGAGTGCCTATTGTAAAGGCTGATAACAACCGTGTTCAGGGGCATCTCATCGTGAGAACGATGCTCGACCCGATTCCGCTGACGGATGAGTACGTTATCAAGATGTACGGAGGGCCTGAGAAAGCCCCGAAAACGCTTCCTCAGCTGATGTTCTTCGATAACACGGCTACTGTGTACGAAGACATTGCAGAGATACAGGCAGACGAGAAAAATCCCGATGACTGCTCTAAAGAACCGCATGAAATCACGCATTCTGTGGACGCGGTACGGTATTTCTGCATAAACAGGACGCTGAAAACGACGCAACCGCAACCTGAAGAGCCGAAAATACTCGATAACTGGTACGACGACGACGCTGAAACAGGCATGGATTACGAGTCGTACATGACAGGCGGCGAAGTCACGCCGAGCTACTTGGGAGTTGGAGCATGAACTACAAATTTACTCCAGAACAGCTGGAGATCGAGATGAACAAGTACTTTTTCAAGGTGGAAACGCAGGAGAAATCGTTCCCCGATGAGTCGGGGATGCTGAATTTCCTGAGGATCACGGATGAGGAGTACGAAGAAATGTGCAGAGACCCGAAATACAAGAACGTACTGACGTATGCACGTCGTCGTCGTCACAGTTGGCTGGAACGGCAGATGGTGGCAGACAACAAAAAAGCCACAGGCTGTTACAACGCCCTGAAACAGGAAGAGAACGGCGGTTACGTTGACAAGCCTGTCGGCAACAAGGAACGAAAGATAATCGTGAGACTGGAGGGACTGGCAGACAAATGAGTTTGTTTAAGAACAGAGAGATCGCCGAGCTTCAGGCGAAGGTAGAACGGCTTCAGGAGCAGAACATCAGTATGGCTCAGACCATTGCGGATTTTAAGGAAACGCTTACCGAAGAGCTTCACAAATACATTGCGGAGCTTCTCGACTCCACTGCTAACGAAGCCGCCGAGCAGATGACGAAACTGTGGGGCGAAAGCTTTGACAAGGTCATGGGCTACTCGCCGTATAGGAATACCGAAGTCAAAAACGTAGGAGCTAAGTAATGGCGCGGAACAAGAAGAAGAAACAGGAATACGATGAGCTTTATCTGTTCAACGGCAAGAAGTATCCCGACCATGAACTGGTAAAGAAACTGTACGACGACGGTATCTCGTACAATCAGCTCATCATGTTGCCTGAGACCGTGCGCGTAAACGAGAACATGGTCATCGGCAAGCAATGGGAGGGCGTTGATGCAAACGGCTTGCCCACGCCTCAGATAAACATTCTGAAGCGCGTCGTTGGCTTCACCGTTGCCAGTATCACCTCGGACAACATCAAGGTGAACGCTACCGCTCTCGCGGCGACTGTCGGTACTGCTGGCTACAAAGAGATGGTTCAGATCGTCAACGACGAGTTCGAAGCCATCTTTGAGCAGAACAATCTGCCCTCGCTCATCCGCGAATTCATGCGGAACGCCGCTGTCGACGGCGACGGATGTATCTATACTTGGTGGGACGACGAAGCGGAGTCCGGTCAGAAGACCAAAGGACGCATTCGCCACGAAATCGTAGAGAACACCCGTGTCATCTTCGGCAACCCGCAGGACCGAGACGTTCAGTCACAGCCGTATATCATCATGGTCAAGCGTGAACCCGTGCGGAACGTAAAGCGCAGGGCGTTTGATAACGATATCGATACATGGCGCAACATCGGACCTGACACCGAGGACGACAACCACGTCGACGACGTGAAGGCGATACAGGGCATGACGTCCGTGTTCGTCCTCTTTTGGAAAGACGACGACACTGGCGAAATCTGGACGTATGAGTGTACGAAGGACTCAACGGTCAGTGAACCCGTAAACATGAACATCCGTCTGTACCCGTTCGTATGGCTCAACTGGGACTACGTTCAGGATTCCTACCACGGTCAGGCTATGGTATCGGGGCTTATCCCGAACCAGATATTCATCAACAAGACTCTCGCGATGACGCTTCTGAATATCATGAAGTCGGCGTTTGCGAAAGTGGTCTATGACAAGACAAAGATTCAGCGTTGGGATAACCGCCCAGGCGCCGCCATCGGCGTGAACGGCGACCCGACGAATGTTGCACAGATAGTCGATCCCCCGCCCATCTCACCGCAGATTTCCCAGTACATCGAGATGGTCATTCAGAAGACCGAAGAATCGCTGGGTGCTACGTCTGTTGCGCTGGGCGACACACGCCCCGACAACACATCCGCTATCATTGCTCTTCAGAGAGCGGCGGCTACTCCTCAGGAGCTTACCAAGCAGAACGAATACAAGTGCATGGAAGACCTTGCCCGTATCGACATGGAATTCATGGGCGAGTACTTCGGGACACGGTACGTTGACGGCGAACCTACGGACATGGAGAAACAGGCCGTCCAGTGGGCGATGCAGTTCAACCCGAACATCCAGATGCCCGAAACTGTGCCCGTCGAGTTCGACTTCCACGAACTGAAGAAACATCCGTTCGTTATCAAGCTCGACGTCGGCGCGTCGACGTACTACAGCGAGATCGCCTCGATGCAGACGCTGGACAACCTCCTGAAGAACGGTCACATCACCATCGTGGACTACCTCGAACGGATTCCCGACGACTACGTTCCCGGCAGACGTGCGCTTCTGGAAAAGAAACGCCGTGAGCTTGAGCAACAGCAGATGATGATGGGCATGATGCCTACCATGACGGGGGGCGCGCCTCAAGTTGGAATGGAAGGCCCGAACGCAGACCTCCAGCAGAAGATGCCCATCCCGAATACGGGCGGTGGTTTCGGCGCACTTCAGAGGAAGATACAGGAGCAGGGCGACACAAGAGGACTGGTGTAAATGGCGACTATACCCGCTACCACAAATGAAAAAGTAGTCAGCATCAAGGCGTTTCTCGGTCTTCACGAAAGCCCCGACGGCGACAACAAGTTGAAACTTGGCGAAGCGACCGTCTGCAAGAACTGGAAAATAACCGAGAACGGCAACCTGAAAAAGCGCCCCGGTACCGTCACGAAGTACACGCTGGGCTCTGCGCCTGTCATGGGCATGTGGCACGGCAGTGTAAGCGAGCGTGAGATTTTCGTCGTTGCCTGCAGCGGGCATTTGTGGATGCTGATGGACGATGGGGCGTACCTCGCGCAGAAAGTCGACCTTGGTGCATACGACACAAGCGTCGACGTCGGGATGATAGGCTTCGAAGAGAAGCTGTGGATTCTGAACGGAAGTCAGTATGTAGTCCTCTACTGGAAACCCGCCGAAACACATATCGAGGACAACGAACAAGTAACCACGCCAGCGCACTGGCAACTGGACGATGTTGTCAGCGGAACTTACGGCTATGTGCCTATCGTAGCGATTACCGTTCCCCCCGACGGCGGTGGAGTTATCTTCGAGCAAGTAAACAAGCTGAACGGTAAGCGTCGTGTTTGGATTTCCCCTGACGGTGAATCGTTTACCTATCAGCTCCCTGAGACTGGGCTTCAGTCTATTGACTACGTCAAGGACTTGGTGCATGACACATATCTTATCGCGGGACAGGATTACGCCGCATACCCAGTACCGGGGCAAGTGACATTCCTTAGCGATACCGCTCCGGGGGCTGTACC